GAGATGGAGAAGACCATTGAGCAGTGAGACGGCCATGAGCGGCACAATCAAAAAGCGAGTGACTCGCGCACTCAAGCGTGCAAAAAGCGACACACAGGAAATTAAAATGCGCATCGGAGAATGTGACTTGTACATCTCCGACGGCTACGGAGAACGTGCTTACGGGAGTACCTACAGTTGGTTCTACTGGATCGAAGTCACTGCGCAATCCTACAGTGGAGAAAAAACATTCACCGCATATGAGAGGTATGAGCGGGACGATGGCAGTGCAGTGCAATTTGAGTGGTTGAACGACGAAGACATCGAGCATATCGCAATGGTGGCAGTGGATGCCATAGCCACAGCGAATTACAAAAAGGGGATTCACCGATGAGATGGAGAAGACCATTGAGCTACAGTGAGACGGCACTGCTGATTGTGACGTGCTGTGCGGCAGCCGTGTTCGTCGTAGTGACGACCGTGGGCGGCATCGTGGGCAAGCACTGGGGAGGCGATGATGAGTAACTCTGGGTACACGAATACCATCACAAGTCGCATGACGTTTGGCCAAGTGCAGAAGTTGATTGAAGAAAAGTACGCAACTGGTGCCAAAGTTAAGCGCATGATTACATGGGAAATTGAAGATTATTGCCCAAGCGACGACGAGTGGGAAATCGACATAGACGTGGTTCATCAGGACATCTACTGCGTCACCCGCAATCTTGAAGAAATTACAGGACTTATTCGGGACATGATTGAAGACTATATCGACGCCGACCGCAAAGGCGATGTATGGTGGACAATCCTCGTCACATTTTCTGATAGAACCGCGATTCATACGGCGGTCTATGCGATGTGGCGATACGGCGATATATCCATTGGCGAGCCAAGAATTGTAAGGATGCGCGATGATGAGTGAGTTACGCCCGTACTCTGTGAGCCTCGCTCACAACACAATTGAGCAACTTCGTGTCGATGTGGACGACATGGGGCACGTCGAACTAATTGACGCCATGATCCTGCCACCGCTCACCAAGGTGGACACCACGGCACGGGTCAGCATGGCCAACGACACTCAACGCCGCACCGACGATGAGCGGGCAAGGCTAGCCACATATCTGGCGACGCATCACCACATGTCGCCGTTCCGTCACAGCGTGATTACCCTGTGCGTCGAAGCGCCCGAGTTCGTCGCTCGGCAGTGGTACAAGCACATCATCGGAGCGGAGTATACCTTCAAAGACTCCCCGTGGAACGAGGTGTCTATGCGCTACGTGGTGATGGACGATGTGTATATGCCGAGTGCATGGCACCGGCAGGCACCCAAGAAAAAGCAGGGTGCGAGCGATGAGGTGCATGAGAATAGCGACGTGATGCGCATCGCCTACGAGGAAGCCGTGCGCACGGCGGTGCAGACCTACAACCTGATGATTGAGTCGGGCGTGGCCAGAGAAGAAGCCCGCATGGTGCTCCCGCTCAGCGTCAAGACCCGCTTCTATTGGACGGCATCGCTCCAAGCGCTGGCCCACTTCGTCGCGCTTCGCAGTGCGCCCGATGCGCAAAGCCACATCCGTCGCTATGCCGAAGCGGTGGAGGCAATCTGCATTGAGCACTTCGAGACCGTGTGGGAGGTGCTCCGTGATTGAAATGACTGTCATGGCACTGGCGATGTGCATCATCGCCGCATCATATGCGCTCATCGTCGTCATCGGCGCGATGCTGTGGAGGGAACGATGATAGAAATCTTGCTTGGCCTCGTTTGCGCACTTGGCATGTGCCACGTCGAACACATNNGCCATCACTCCGGAAGCCGCCGCCGTGGCGACGTGCGAAAGCGGCGACACCGTCACGCTGGGGTCACTCGATTGGGACGCAGTCGGGGTTAATGCCGACGGCACGACGGACGGCGGGGCATGGCAGATTAACGACTACTGGATTTGGAACCCCACCGATCGGTGGATGATGCGCCCCATCGCACAGCGCCTCGGCATGGTGAGCGACGATGTGCTTCGGGCATGGCCACACATCGCCGACGCACCGCCAGCCGTGCAATACGCCGCCTTCGAGGTCGTATGGGATGACGGCTATGGGTGGCAACATTGGTCAGCATCCAAGCCGTGCTGGGAGCAATGGCTGGACATCGACGAAACAGGGAGGGCGACGATGAAGGAGAATCAACCATAATGCACTGCTATTTTTGCATGACTAATTCATGGCCAGCCGAGGTCGTTGATGTGTACGAAAAAGTATTAAATGAGTACACCGCTCACCGTGACTTTGCAGAGCAAGTGCTGCATTACGGTCTTGGCCACTCGATATGGGAAGATGAGAATTTTAGTGATTTGTCAATCGACGCCTCACGCAAGTATGCGATGCAGCAGGCACAAAGCGACACCGAGCTGACGGCAATGGAGCTTTTCATTGTCTTAATGTCATTTGAGTACCTGCAACGCATTCCCGAGTCAATCCGAGAACCGTACACCGATGAAGAGATTGACGAAGCACTGAAGAGCACCGGAGCAGCACCGCCACCACGGGGCCCCATGAAGCCAAGACCACGATAAGGAGAAACCATGGCACTACTAAACGACCGACAGATTTTGGAACGATGCTACTCACACCGCATGATTGAGCCGTGCCAGATGCACAGCTCCCACGGTATCAGCCACGGCGTGAGTAGCTTCGGCTACGACATGCGCGTGGCCACCGAGTGGACATGGTACACACAGCACGCCACGGTGCTCGACCCCAAGCACGTCACGGAGTCGCAGGTGCACCGTGCGACGGCTGAGTCCATCACCATGCAGCCCGGTGAGTTTGTGCTGTGCCGAAGCGTGGAGTACTTCCGCATTCCCGATGACATCATGGTGGTCGTGCTGGGCAAAAGCACCTACGCACGCTGTGGCATCATCGTGAATGTGACTCCGCTCGAACCGGGCTGGGAGGGTCATGTCACGATTGAGCTGAGCAACACCAACACCGTGCCCGTCAAAGTGTATGGCAACGAGGGCATTGCGCAGTGTCTGTTTTATCATGGCGACCGCCCCACGATTACGTACGCCGATCGGCGGGGCAAGTACCAAGGGCAGCAGGGCGTGACGTTGCCAAGGAGCGGAGAATGAACTACGAACTCCACCTCGGCGATAATCGTGAGGTACTCCGCTCCATGCCGTCCGACAGTGCGGACAGCATCGTATGCGACCCACCGTATGAACTCGGCTTCATGGGGAAGCGATGGGACAGCACGGGCATCGCCTACGATGTGACGCTGTGGATGGAGTGTCTGCGAGTGCTGAAGCCAGGTGGACATCTGCTCGCCTTTGGTGGGAGTCGCACCTATCACCGCCTCGCCGTGGCCATCGAAGATGCAGGCTTTGAGATACGTGACTGCATCATGTGGCTATATGGCAGTGGATTCCCGAAGTCGCACGATGTCAGCAAGGCGTTGGATAAGCAGGCAGGGGCGGAGCGCACCGAAGTTATCGGCACTAGACATCGCAACGTCAAACCATACGATGATGACAACGGATGGAATACTAATAATACCACTGGCGAACATTATTATACCGCCCCCGCCACGCCACTCGCACAGCAGTGGCAGGGCTGGGGCACTGCGCTCAAGCCTGCACACGAACCCATCGTCGTCGCACGAAAACCACTGCAGGGCACGGTGGCCGACAATGTGCAGGCGTGGGGCGTCGGTGCGCTGAACATTGACGGGTGCAGGGTGGAGTATGACGGTGAGCCACCAAAAGGAAGCGGAAGCGACAATAATCTGATTTATGGACACCGTGCCGGCAATGGCGGGAATACCACGTCAACCCTCGGCCGCTGGCCCGCCAACATCATCCTCGATGAGGAAGCGGCGCAGATGCTGGATGAGCAGAGTGGGTGGAGTAAGAGTGGTGCTGGCAATCGGGGATTGCGGCACAGCGGACGCCATGGAGGTATTGCAGACGGGGAAAACCTTAAAGAGGGTACCGCATCAATTCGTGGTCACTCCGACTCCGGCGGTGCCTCACGGTTCTTCTACGTGGCCAAGGCGTCGAAAGCCGAGCGGGAGGCTGGGCTGGAGGGGATAGAACAAAAGCTAAAGAAAATATACAGCGACATGGGTCAAGGGTCAACACCGCAACAAACACCGAGCGTGGCAAGCCCCCGAGCCAACCACCACCCCACCGTGAAACCCATCGCCCTCATGCGCTACCTTGTCCGCATGGTCACGCCCCGTGACGGCGTGGTGCTTGACCCGTTTATGGGCAGTGGCACGACGGGGTGCGCCGCCATGCTGGAGGGGATGAACTTCATTGGCATCGACATCACTCCGGAATACAAAGACATCGCTGAGCGCCGCATTCAGTATTGGGCATCGCAAAACCCGATGGGGTTCTCATCTTGACACCGCCCTGACAATGGAAGTAGGGAGGTGATATGACGCAACCACAAAAACTAAACGGCATCCCCAGCACCTACGGTGGCTGGCAAGTGCAAGTGATTCCCGACGCTACGGGAGCGCTGTATATCTCGCAGGTGGGCAAGATGCCGGGTGGCAACGTGTGGGCGTTTCGCGTGTGGCGCAAAGACAACGCCGCATCGCCGACGGCCACGCTGGTCATGACGTTGCAGGCAGGGAGCAACGGATCACTCAGCGTCATCGACGGCGTGTTGTACGTGGTCGAGATACGCAAGGGCGGTGGCATTTGGCTCAACGTCGTCCCCGGCTTTGCACCGCTAGGCTCGTAGCATGACCGCATTTCGGAGCGACATCAGGCAGTGGAAGAGCGTGGCCGACTTCCGTGCGCATCTCAGTGCCTACCATCCCAGCGTGGCATGGTGGGCACTTGGCGTGACACTGCATCACACGTGGAAGCCACGGCGGCAGGATTGGCGTGGCTTGAAGAGCATGGAGTCACTCCGCAACTTTTACACGGCGAAAGGCTGGGACAGCGGGCCGCACCTCTTCATTGCCTACGGCTCGCCCGATCCTACCGACGACGGCATCTGGCAACTCACTGCACTAAACGAGCGGGGCATCCACGCTGGATACCCAGCCAATAATCGCCATTGGGGCATTGAGGTGGTGGGCGACTACGACAAAGAGCCGTGGTCGATGCCACTGCACGACCTCGTAGAGGGCGCAACGCTGGCGCTGCTCGATTGGCGTGGCATCGCCGTCGGCAGTGAGTCACTCAAAGGGCACCGTGAGTGGGGCAGCCCCAAGACGTGCCCGGGTCGTGCCATCAACATGGATATTATCCGCAGAGACTTCGCACAAGCACAGACGAGGGAGCAATGACAGAGTCAGTAGAGGTCAAGCTGGCACGGCTTGAGGAGAAAATTGACCAAGTACTCAGGCGCTTGGAAAGTGGCGACCGACAATTCCGTGAGCTGGACGAGCGTGTCGCCGAACTTGAGAAGAACGTCAACCGACTATGGGGCGGCATTGCGCTGGCCACCGTGCTGATTCCGCTGATTATCCGATACCTGATGGGAGGCTGATATGACCAAGCGCTGGTATGAATCCAAGACCCTGTGGGTCAATGTCCTGACGTTGCTTGCCATGATCCTGACCGCCGTCATGCAGTGGCCAGAGCTGCAGAGCGTCGCCCCGCAAATCGCCGTGGCGCTCAGCATCGTCAACATCGCTTTGCGCTTCATCACTGACAGCAAGCTGGTGTAGCAATGGCACTGCGCAGTCGAGCGGTGGCGATTCGTGCCACCGAAGTGCTAGACGCCATTGAGGAGCTGGGCTTCATCAACAAAGCGTGTGAGGCGCTTGGCTTCGACCGCAAGCAACTGTGGCGCATGATTGACCGTGACCCCGTCTTCGCTGAGCAGGTACAACGGGCGGTGGAGCGGGGCAGGGTCAAGCGCAAGGACTGGCTCGAGTCACTTGCGTACAGCATGGCGCCAGAGAACCCGACCATGGTGATGTTCCTTCTCAAGCGGGAAGACCCCAGCTACAGAGAGTCCTACAATGTTACGACCAGCACCACACCAACTGACTACGTCATCGACCTCAGTGCCCCCAGTGAGAGTCCTGCACTCTACGCAGACCCCACCCCAGCGGAGGTTCTGGAATGACCCGCACCGCTTTCGACTTTTCGTCGGTGGTCGTGGCAGTGGCAAGACACGAGCCGGTGCAGTGGAGGTGCTCCGCCAGCCACCCGGCACGACGTCGCTCATCATTGCGCCAACATATCCGATGCTCAGACTCGGCGCTATGGAAACCATGCTCAGCCTAGTCGGTAGGATGGGCGTCGGCATATCGTGGAACAAGAGCGACCTCGAGCTCAAGTTGCTTGGCGACCGTCGCATCATTTTCCGCAGTGCCGACAATCCCGATCGGCTGCGTGGTGCCAACGTTGGGTTCCTGTGGCTCGACGAGGCGGCGATGATGGACGCAGAGATTTGGCCCACCGCCATCGCCACGTTGCGCCATGCTCCGGGCGGTGCCATCGCCACGACGACGCCACGGGGCAAAGATTGGCTGTATGAGCTGTGGACGACGGGCGGTACTGACTACAGCATCACGGAGAGCGCCACGACCGACAACGTCTTTCTGCCGTCGCACTTCGTGGAGACGTTGCGCCAGTCGATGACGTCGGAGATGTATGCACAGGAAGTACAGGGGCAATTCATCGACCCGCTGGGCTCGCTGTTTCAACGGCACTGGTTCACCGCCGTCCCCCGTGCGCCTGAGGGGCTCAAGTGGTTTAGATACTGGGACTTGGCGGCGTCTACCAAGCAAAGCGCCGACTACACCGCCAGCGTGCGCGCGGCGATGCACGACGGCACCATCTATCTTGATGGCGGTATCCACATGAAAGCGGAGTGGCCAGACGTTCGCAAAGTCATCGTCGCCACCATGCTGTCAGAGCGCAGTGACACACAGGTCGGCATTGAAGAGGCGTTGCAGGGATTGGCGGCGGTGCAGGAACTACGCCGCATGCCAGAGTTGAGCGGGGTGACATTCCGTGGCATCAAGGTAGACAAAGACAAGGTGAGTCGTGCGATGCCGTGGGCGGCGCGCGCTGAAGCGGGAACGGTGAAGCTGGTAGCAGGGCAGTGGGTCAAGCCGTTCATTGACGAGGTCGTCGCCTTCCCGACCGCACCACATGACGACTACGTGGACGCCGCATCGGGAGCGGTGATGATGATGAGTAAGCCAAAAGTAGATTGGAGTTTCAGCTAATGCCGATTACGAGTTATCCGGGATGGGTCGACAAGCTTCGGCAGGGCGACTCCCTGCGTGGCACCATCGACGCTTACAGCACCGTCCCCATGCTGTATCGCGCCGTCAATTTGCGGTGTGATGCGATCAGCACCGTGCCCTATACCCTGTTTCGTGGCGATGAAGAAGCGGAGTGGCCATTCCGTCAGGACTTGGCCCAGCTCATTAAAGACACGGAGCGTCATTTGCTCCTCACCGGCGGTGCCTTTTGGCTCAAGCTGCGGCGAGGTCGAGTGCTCACCGGCTTTCAGCTCCTCAACCCTTTGAGCATGACCGTGACATTCGATGCACGCAAAGCCGAGCCGGGGAACCCTTATGCTGGCATCACGTTCCACCAGAAAGTCGGTGAGACGAACTACGGGCCATGGAGCATCGAAGACATTGTGTACTTCCGTGAGCCGTCCATGCAGGACGAGGTGCGGCCGGGTCTGGCACCGGCCTACGTGGCGCTGGAGTCGAGCCGACTTGCTCACTACCTTGAGCGCTTCGTGTCACACTTCTTTGAAGGCGGTGCACAGCCCATCACCGTGCTAAACCTCCCCGAGAGCATGGATGAGTCAGAGTTCAAGCGATTTCAGACTGAGTGGACGGCACGGTTCACCGGAGTCATTAACGCATTTCGCACGGCGTTCGTTCGAGCGCCCGACCTTAAAGTCACCACTATCACGCCCGACATCAACACCTTGATGCTCCCTGAACTCCAAGAGCGGGTTATCACCAGCATCGGCATGACCCTTGGTGTGCCCCGCACCATGCTCGAAGCCAGCGCTGCCAACTACGCAACTGCCGACAGCGACCGACAAAGCTTTTGGCGGGAAACCATTGTGCCACGCCTTAGCCTGTACACACAGGTACTCAATAACCAGCTCCTCGAGGGGCTCGGCTATGAAATCGTATTCCAGCCCGAAGCGCTCGACGTACTCCAAGCCGACGAAGCCAACCGAGCCGGCTCACTGCTCCAACTTGTCCAAGCTGGCGTGCCACTCCGTGGAGCAATGACAATCCTCGGCTACGACGGCATTGAGGATGCGCTTGGCCCAGAGCCCGCACCGATCGGTGTGGCAAGCCCAGAGCCGACACCACCAGAGCCCAGCCCCGCACCGCCGACCGACGATGTGGTGGCCGATGCACAGACCACAGAGCAGGCAGTGGCGTCGCTTCGTGCAGAGCATTGGGAATTACTCGCAAAAAAACTTGAGCGTCGCATCAAAGCCGGCAAGAGCGCCGTGTGCGGCTTTGAGAGCGACGCTATCAGCCAAGACGAAGTCAAGTCCGTGATGGCGCGAATAACCCCGCAAATGACCGTACACGAGGCACGCCACATTGTGGACGAGGTCAAGGCAGTGGATGACATGACGGACGACGAGCGCCGCATCTACGACAAGCTGGTGGGCGAGTTCCGCAAGCGTGGCGAGGCATGGGTGCGCAAGATTCTCCGCAATGAAAACGTCGACCCGACACTGTCCGACATCGTGGCACCGGTGCTCAATGCAGAGCTGAGCCGGGTTGCACAAGCACAGATTGACACCATTGGGAATGATATCGGTGTGCCAGCGACCGACGCCGCACAAGACCGTGTGGTGGATTGGTTGGTGGACTACGTGCCAATGGAGACGAGGCTCATCGACGCCACGACCGCAGAGCGCATCAAGAAAGTCATTGACGCATACCGCCAGACATCGGGCATGACGTCGCAGGACGTGGCCGACATGATCCGCCCAAGTGTTGACCCCGCTCGTGCGCTGATGATTGCACGGACGGAAACGGTGCGAGCGCAGACACAGGCCAACGTCATCTACCAAGGATACCTACGTGAGCGTGGATTGAACTACGAGCGTACGTGGATAACAGAGAATGATGAGCTGGTGTCGAAGTGCCCCATCTGTTTCCCACTGCATAACACACCGGAGTCAACGTGGCCATCAGACGTGGCAGGAGGCCCGCCCGGACATCCGAACTGTCGATGCTCCACGGCGTTGCGATTGGTGAAGCCATGAACATGGAAATTGACGTGATTGCCAACGTGTCCCTTGGCGCCTACCGTGAAGCGGTGCGCACTATTACGCTGGCATATGCGAAGAGTGTGGAGGGCGAAATCCAGACGCAAAAGCCACCGCCACCGAAGAAGGGAGCGCAGGTCTACAAGTCGGAGAAACAGCGCCGCTTCGTGATGGCCATGATTGGGCAAGGCAAAATCAAAGTACCTTACGTGCGTGGCCGTGGCAACACGCTGGCAGGGAGTCAGAACATGAGTCAGTCGTATCGAGTCACATTAGATGGCGATGAAGCGGTACTCTACAGTGCTGCCAGCTATGCGCCCTACGTGATTGGCGACCAGCAGGCACCGATACATCAAAGGCGCTGGCTCACCGCTGTCCAAGCCGCTCGCATCGTGGCGCAACGGGGAGAGCTTGACCAGATTGTGCGCAACACGCTGGAAGGGATGCAATTGTAATGCCGTACCACATGGAAGAGCAAGGCGGGGAGTTCTGCGTGTTCAAGGACGGCGAAGCCGACCCCATGCAGTGCTACCAAAGCCAACGCGCCGCCGAAGCGTATCTGACCGCCCTGAACATCGCCACGGCGGATGAGACCAAGGCGGAATCGGATACGCACATTCCGCCCGAAGCGGTCGCAGAGAACGCACGGCGTGCGCTCGAGGTGCGAGCGGAGAAGCCACCCAGTGAGCGGGGCATGACACCAATCGGTCTTGCACGAGCGAGGCAGCTTGCCAATCGTCAGCCGGTGAGCGTGGCCACCCTGCGCCGCATGGTGAGCTACTTCGAGCGCCACGAGGTGGACAAAGACGGGGCCACGTGGTCGGAGCAGGGCAAGGGCTGGCAGGCATGGCAAGGCTGGGGAGGCGATGAAGGCTGGGCGTGGGCTCGGCGCATCATACAGAAAGAGGACAGCATGAACGAGGAAACCAAGGCGTCACGACGTCACAGCGCCGCCGACATGAAGCTAATTCGCATGACCCGCAAAGCGCTCAGCGCTGGCATGGCATACCTGCAGGAGCTGGGCGACGACGGCATGGACGACGACACCGAAGCCAAGGCGATGGTGATGGAAGGCTACAGCCCACGACAGGAAGAGATGATTGTGCAGTATGAGGCAATCGCCACCGAGATGGGCAAGTGGTCGAAGGGTATCAGCGCCGACGGTGCGCACTACATGGAGGAGAACCCATTTGCAGACAAAGGCATCGCCTGTCAGTACTGTGCGTTCTGGCAAGATGGTGGTATGTGCAGCATCGTGGAAGGCATGATTGCGCCGGAAGCGGTGTGCAAGCTGTGGGTCATTCCCGAGTCTGTCATCGCCATGCACGCCATGGAACCAGAGAACGGCGAGGCGGAAAGCGAAGACGAAAGCGCCGTGGAAGTCGAGATTGAAGTGGCCAATATCAAAGCTCTTGACACCGCCCTGACAATGGAAGTAGGAGCGGATGTGCGTGAGTTTGCACGCCGTCTCATGGGGAGGAAAGAGCTTGGAAGCTAAGTCATTCACATCATCGGTCAAGGCGATCGGCGCCTACGCACTGCGTGGCCGTGGCATTGTCTACGGTGGCCGTGACCTTGAGGGCGATACGTTCACCAAGTCGACCGACCTCGGCGAGACACGGCCATTCGTTGGGATGCCGGTCTACTATGACCACGCACTCGGCGGGCTCAAGTCGCAGATTGGCACCGTGAAAGCATGGATGCCAGACAGCGAGGGCATCGAGGTCGAAATCGAAATTGACAAGCGCCACAAGTATGCACAGCAGGTCATGGAGCTGGTGAAGAGCGGTGCGCTCGGACTCAGCACCGGAGCGTTGTCGCACCTCGTGGTACGCAATGCGGGCGAAATCAAGCGATGGGTGGTTGGTGAAATCAGCCTCACGCCCACGCCAGCAGAACCTCGCACCATCACTGAAGTCAAGAGCACAGAGGGCACCGTCGTGAGCTCTGCTACGGCATCGCCAACGCCTGACGATACACGATCTATCAGTACAGAGGACACCATGTCAGACATCAAAGAAGCGGTCAAGGCCGCTATTGCAGAGCTCGCCGGCGAACCCGTACAGGGCGGCGGCGTCATTGAAGCTCCAGCCACCAAGAAGCTCACGACCCCCGGATTCAGCAACGAGCCCACCGAAGCCTTCAAGCACTGGGTCCGCACCGGTGACACCGTGGCGGCCAAGGCCACCTTGGTGGAAGGCACCAACGCCAACGGTGGCTTCCTTGTTCCTAAGGACTTCTACGACCAGATTGTTGGTCGCCGTGATGAGTTGAGCTTGCTCAGCAAGGCTCGCTTCATGCGCCTCACCACCAGCCGTCGCCAAATCGACGTGCCAGCGCAGGATGAGAAGTCAGACTTTGCATTGGTCGCTGAAAGCGGCTCAGCCAACTTCGACGAGCCAACGTTCGGCAACACCAAGACCATCACCATCTACAACCACAGCTTGGCGATGAAAATCAGCAACGAGCTGTTGAATGACCAAGCGGCCAACCTCGACGCATTCCTCACCGAGGAAATTGGTCGCGCTGCCGCTCGTGTCACCAACAATGCCATCATCGCAGGCACCGGTAGCTCACAGCCTTACGGTATTTTGACCCGGGCGACCGTGTCGGAGACGTTGGCCAGCACCACGGGCGTGGACTTCGCCGACATCATGAACATCATGTACAAGCTCCCCGAGTGGTATGCAGAGCAGGGCGCTACCGCATGGATTATGCGCAACGCTACGCTCGGTGCCATCCGCGCGTTGACCGGCAACTACCCGCAGTTCCGACCACTGCAGAGTGGCGGCGTAGGTGAGCTCGAGGGCTACCCGGTGGCAGTGAGCGACAAGATCGCCGCCATGGCCGCCGACGCCAAGAGCATCATCTTCGGGAACATGTCGTACTACTGCTTTGTGGAGAACGGCTCGCTCGAAGTGAGCCGCAACCCGTACTTGTACCAGGCGAACTACCAGACCGCCATCTTCGTCAACTACCGCTTCGGTGGCGACGTGACCCAGCCAGAAGCCTTCGTCTACGGCGTGCATCCAAGCGCATAGTAGGCATCACGGGAGCGGCATCGCGCGGTGCCGCTCCACGGAGTTTGTATGCAAGTCCAAGTCATCAAAGGTTTTGTCTGTCGGGATAAGAGTGGACGCATGGTATACCCAGTCATCGGGGATATTGTGGAACTCACCGACGCTGACGCAAAGAGCCTCGAGGCACGCGGCTCAGTCATCATCTTGACTGCCCCAGAGCCCGAGCCGACGCCCGTCAAACGAGTTCCGAAGAAGGTGCTCTAAACATGGCATACATCACCACCGCACAGCTCAAGTCGTATCTGGGCATCACGGTCAGCACCGATGACACGGAGCTGGGCTACATTCCCGACCGTGTCACTGCGGCGATTGATTCGTATTGCCACCGCCACTTCGAACCAGAATCCGCACACGGGCCAGCGGCGTCACATACCCACTACTTCACGCCGATGCTGGAAACGCAAGGCGGTGATTTGCTGGATTGGTACACGCTGAACCTCAACCACGACCTCGCAGAGCTCACCAGCATCACCAACGGCGATGGCACGTCCATCAGCGTCAATGACGTGGTGCTCTTGCCACTCAACGTGACACCGACCAACATGATCCGCATCAAGTCCGCATCGGGTAAGTTCTGGACATGGTCGGGAAGCCCTGAGGGTGCGGTGGCCGTCGCAGGGAAGTGGAGCTACAGCCTCGACATTCCCGCAGACGTCAAAGCGGCGGCGCTTCGCTGGGGAGCACACCTCTACCGCTTGCGCACGGGCGCCACGTCGGTACCAGCGGATATCACCATCAGCGCCGACGGCAGTGCCTTTGCATCGAACCACATCCCGAGCGACGTGGCCCAGCTACTTCGTCCGTACATTCGGAGGTCGTAGCATGGCAAGCCAGCTCGACAACATCCTCGACGCACTGCAAGCGATGACCATCACCGGCTACAGCTACACGGTCTACCGTGGCTCAACGCTGAAGAACGTCATCGACATCGCCAACACCCCGTGTCGCATCATCACCGCCATTGGCGTGCAAAGTGCTCGCACCGATCGGCTGACGTTCGGCAGTGGCGCGGTGATGAAAACGGAGTGGACGATTCAAGATATCGCCCTGATTCGTCCCGCATCGCTTGGCATCGGGCTGAGTGATGTGGCAGTGACCATTGAGGGGTATCTGGCGGCGTACCATCAAGCCGTGCGGAGTACGGTCGATGGGAACTCACGGTGGCTTATCACCGATGTGGCACTGCGCAGCCAAGTGCTGGAGTGGCCAGCGGCGTCGGGCAATTTTTTTGACGCAGTCGTGGCCACGCTCACCGTGGCCGACATCATAGAGTAGGGAGACACACCATGGCACAGACCACGGGCGCAATCACAGGGTCAGCCGCCGCCGTCTATCTCAAGGTCGGCTCTGGCTCACTCACTGACTACAGCGGACAGTCGCAGAGCGTTGACGCTGTCACCGCAACGGTGACCACGTCCGACGCATACACTTTCGACGGGAGCAATGCCATCATCCTCGTGGGCAAAGAGGAGCCCGTCGAAGTCACCATTAACTTCCTGTACACCGAGGTCGCATTGGAGCTCTGGGAAGTCGCCGAGGCGGCATTCCAAGCCAAGAGCACAGTGCAAGTCAAGTGGGAGCCCAAGGGTTCAACCGGCAAAGAAATCATCACTGATGCCGGTGGCTACATCACTAGCATCGTTTACCCAGCAGTGGACGCCAGCACGGCGGGGCCAGTCGTCGCATCCATCACGGTGCGAGCACCGGGCATCTCATACGCCGCATAGTCGGGCAGGGCGGCGTGCCGGGACACCACGTCGCCCAGCCATATTCTCATTGTGTCCATAATAGGAGTGTCCCATGACTGAATACACCGTCAACCCTGATGACATCTACCTCGAAGACATCGCCGAGCTGAGCGATGCATTGAAGACCACGGATTTCAAGCGCCTCAACGCGGTGCTCCTTCGCTGTGTCACCGACATCGATGGCAACCCGATCGAGCGGGTCAAAGCGACGCACGCCGTGAAGCTGGCCAAGCGCATTATTGAGGCAATCAGCGAGGGCGACGCGGGAAACTAAGAACGGCAGTGCTGGGGCATCTGTGGACGAAAGAACCCATCCCACTCGAGTACCTTGAACTCACGCTCTGCCGAGACGTCTACCACTGCCCACCCAGCCAACTGCCACCGTGGCACAAGATAAAGCGCCACCTCATCTGCATGGATGCTGAGGCGCAAGTACGAACGATTGAGTCAAAGCGTAAGGGGAGTAAGCGTGGCTGAAACCGTAGTCATTAGGTTTCGAGGCGAGGACGATGTCACGCCCGTCGCCAACAAAGTAGCAGGGAGCATCGACGAAGTCGGAGAAAGCGCAAAGAACGCTGGCTCTGGCTTCTCCACGCTCAAAGAGATTGGCATTGGCGCATTGCGTGGCATCGGTGAGCTTGCCCTCGACGTCGGTAAGAATGCACTGTCTGGCACCTTCGATTTTTTCAAGTCGGCAGTGCAGGGCAGTGCGGAATATCAGAGCGCACTGGCGCAGACCAAAGCGGTGCTTGATTCCACCAACATGGCGGCTGGACTCACTTCGGATGAGTTCGAGGCGTTGGCCCGCAACTTAAGCGCTGTGAGCGGCGAAAGCCTGTTTACTGATGACCAGATTCTCGGTGCGCAGAATGTGCTGGCCACGTTCACCAATATCAAAGAGTTCGAGTTCGGCGATGCAACGGCGGCGATTGTCGACCTCAGCCAAGCCATGGGTCAAGACCTGCAAAGCTCAGCGGTGCAAGTCGGCAAAGCGCTCAATGATCCCGTGCAAGGCATCAGCGCTTTGCAACGTGTGGGCGTGAGTTTCACCGAAGACCAAAAGAAAGTCGTTGAGTCACTCGTGGAGACGGGCGACGTGGCAGGCGCACAGCAGCTCATCTTGTCTGAACTTGAGCGCCAGTTCGGTGGTAGTGCGGCGGCGGCGGCGCAAACATTCAGCGGACAGATGGTTGTCATGTCGGAGAAGGTCGAGGACGCCAAGGGCGCGATTGGCGATGCACTGCTCCCACTCCTCACCGAGATGGGCGGCATTTTCGACACCTACATCATGCCGATTATCAAAGACACCACCGCCTCGATCGGTGCGTTCTTTCAGGGTATCAGCGACAATGGCGGGGTCATGGCTACGCTCGAAGACATCCGCGACTCCATCATGGCATTCGTGGACGGGAACCCCATCATCCAGCGCCTGATTGACTTGTGGAACACATTGAGCACTAGCATTCAGCAAATCTATGCCGACGCCACCGAGCTTGCCTCCGACCCTGCGGTGCAGAACTGGGCAAAGCAAGCCCTCGCCGTCCTCGAGGCGCTAGCCCTCGTCATCATCGACGTGGTCATCGTGGCGCTGGACGCACTGACGATCGCCTTCGGGTTGCTGGTAGATGGCATTAAGTGGTTCGCCAAAACCATGCAGCCAATTTTTGACTACGTCTACCCGAAGATGGTCGAGTTTCTCACCGCCATCTCGCAGTTACTTCGAGGCGACTTTGCAGGTGCATGGGAGACCATTCGCACGCTCGTGAGTGGCGTATGGGATGACATCAAGACCGCCACCATGAAAGTCGCTGAGGAAATCACGACTCGCGTGGAGACGTTCATTGATGAAACCATTGGCAAAGCGAAGGCACTCGGCAAAGACATTGTGGACGGCATCGCCAACGGCATCAAGGAAGCGCAGGACGCTGTCCGCAGAGCGTTGGCCAATGCGATCAACAATGGCATTGACTTCATCAAGAAGTTTTTGGGCATCGCCTCACCCAGCAAGGTCATGGCAGAAATCGTCGGCAACCCCATGGCGCAAGGCATCGCCGCCGGCATCGCCTCAGGCATTCCGGACATTCAGCGTGCGCTCAACGTTGCGGTTACAGCGGCGACTGGTGCGCCCACGCAGACGGTGCAAAACTTCTACCTCACCGCAAACTATCAGACCGCACAGAGTCAGTCGAGCTTGACATCGGATTTACGAGCGATGCAGCTACTGGCAGGAGGCGTGGC